GCGATCACTGTACTGAGCGTTCAGCCGACGCTCGCCAACGACGCGGGTCTGGTACTCCGGGACCTCTAGCCCTCCTCTAGGGGAACTGACGATGCGCGCCGAGCAGGGGCCTGCAGCGATTTCAGCCCGTTCTAGTGGGTCCTCGTCAGTCTGCGTATTGCGACAAGGAGCGTTCAGCTACGCGAGGACTGTGGAGTCGACCTCGCGCATGATCGCCACGGCTGCTGCGAGCATTTGTACACAAAAATCGACACCCAATTGGTTCGGCACGGTGACGAGCACGGTGTCGGCAGCCCGGACCGCGGCGTCGGCGGCGAGTTCGGCCACGAGCTGCTCCGGCTCCCCGATGTAGGAGCGACCGAAGCGGGCGAGCCCGCCGTCGAGGTGCCCGACCTGGTCCTGCCCCTCGACCTGTGCCCGCACGCCGAAGTAGTGCCGCGACTCGTCGTCGGTGATCGGGATGATGCTGCGCGACACCGAGACCCGGGGCGTCCGCTCCCAGCCCATCTCGCGCCACGTCGTCCGGAAGCGCTCGATCTGCTCGGCCTGCAGCTGGTCGAACGGTACGCCGGTGTCCTCGGTGAGCAGGGTCGACGACATGAGGTTCATGCCCCGCTCGGCCGTCCACTCGGCGGTCGCGCGGGTCCCGGCACCCCACCAGATCCGGTCGGGCAGCGTGTCCGACAGCGGGGACACCGACAGCGACCCGGCCGACCCGGTCATCTGCGGGTTCGCGTGTGCCATCGGCTCGCCGGCGATCGCACGACGGAACACGTCGGTGTGGGAGCGCGCCATGTCGCCGCCGTTGGTGTCGTGCGCCTCGGGCACGTAGCCGAACTGCTGGTACCCGGCGAGGGCGGTCTCGGGTGACCCCCGCGAGACACCGAGCTGCAGTCGGCCTCCCGAGATGAGGTCGGTGGCCGCGGCTTCCTCGGCCATGTAGAGCGGGTTCTCTCTGTTCACTAATTGAGCTGGACAGGACGCGGATCGGCGGGGGTGCCCCCGGGAACGACAAAAGCCCCCGGCCGGTGAGGGCCAGGGGCTTCGTCAAGGGGTAGAGGGTGGTCAGTCTTCGAGGAGCTCGACGTGCGCGCCGAGCTTCGCGCGGAGGGTGTCGAGCGAGTCGGCCCGGATCACGAGCCGGGAGACGGCCGCCGTCGCCCGGGTCTCGCGGGGCTGCTCGCCGCGCGGGTAGCCGGAGGTCGGCGGCGGGGTCCTGGTGATCTTCGTCACCTCGACGGTCGCCGTGAAGTGCGCGGCGGTCACGCGGTCACCTCCGGTCGGTAGTCGCGGACCTTGTCCGTCGCCCGGGCGACGGTCTCGGGGTCGGCGTCGCCTTCCCAGTGACCGGCGGCACCCTTCAGCGCCTCGATCGCGGCGTCCCGGTCTCCGTCGCCGAAGTCGCCGAGGCCGGTCACGCTCTCGCCGTAGTAGTTGCACGAGCAACCCGAATCGGAGTACCACCGGAAGCGGACCGCGGCCGGGTCGTAGAAGACCTCGGTCGCGGCCCACGAGTATCCGCCGCTGCTGACGTAGGCGACGGAGACGAGGCCGTGCTCGCGAGCGATTTCGTCGACGGTGCTCACGCGGCGCGCTTCGAGTGCTCGCCGATCAGGGAGGTGATCGAGTGGGCGCGAGCTGCCTCGGCGTGGATCGCGGTCAGCGCGTCGACGACGTTCCCGAGGACCTCCTCGGGGCGGTTCGGGTTGACCGCGACGACGAGGCGGCCGACACGGTCGGAGCCGAAGCGCTTCCGGCGCACGCGGAGCTCGACGGCGAGGTTCTGCTCTTCGGTGTGAGCGATGCGGTAGAAGTGCGGCTCGACGACCTCCGGGGCTCCGGCGGCGACGAGACGGTCCATGGTGTTTGTGTTGTCCATGCCAGAGAAGGGGGCCGGGGCGGGCGAAGCTGCTCAGAAAAGCACGAAGGCCGCCCGTCTCCGTTCGGGTCGGAGAGGGACGGCCTTCGTTCTGCCTCGCGGGAGTTGCCTCACGCGAGGAGTCTTTAGGGGTCGCGGCGGGTGCGGCGCGAGACCTGCACGCCCGCGAGGAAGAGGCCGAAGCCGAGGAGGACGAGCGCGACGATCTGGTCGCCGCCGATCGTGAGCGAGAGGTGCTGGAGCTGTTCCACGGGAGGTGTCCTTTCAGAGGAGGGAAGGGGAGGCGGCCCGAGGGCCGGGCGGCGCTAGGCCGCCTCGACCATCTGCTCGCTGTGGCACGGGCAGGTCGGCGCGCCGAACTCGTCGAGCCACTTCCGGGTCATGCGGACGACGTACCCCGCGCCCGAGACGCATTCGACCTTCAGCATTCGCGTGCCCTGCTTTTTCGGACCCTCGGCCCCGTCCACGTTCGCGAGCGCCGCGTGCGGGTACGGGCCGAGCTCGGCAGCGATCGCGACGAGCTTCGCCTTCAGCTCGTCACCGGCGACCGTGGCGGTCATCTTGCCCGTGAGGCCGAGGCCCTTCGCGATCTTCGCAAAGCGGCCCTTGTGGCCCGAGGTGCAGTCGTCGACCGCGTGCACGAGCTCGTGAGCGAGGACGTCGAGGACGCGGTCCGCCTCGACGAGCACGGGCGAAATGAAGAGCTGCGCGACCTTGTCCGACGAAGCCGCCGAGCTCCAGCACTGGCCGATAACGGCGTTCTTCGCGCCGCGGCCCCCGGGCCAGCCGACGGAGACGCGGATCGCGGGGACCGTCTCGCCGAGCTCGGCGAAGAGCGGCGTCAGCTTCGCGACGGCGGCGACGAGCCACTCCTCACGGGTGGAGAAGCGGGCGGCGGGGGCGGTCTTCGCGGTCATGGTCTGTCCTTCAGTAGGTCCGGCGGGGTGTGTAAACAACAATACTCACGTGAGGCACCTCACGCAACAAGAATCTGGCGGGAACAAGAATTGGAACTAGGAAGAGCCCCCGGCCGTAGCCGAGGGCTCTTCTATCGGGAGACGCCTCACGCGACGCCCAGTGCCGAACGCATCTTGTCGAGCGCGCGCGTGCGGGTGCGCCGAGCGGTCGACAGGCTCATGCCGAGCTCTACGGCGACCTCGTCGTGCGTGAGCGGGTCGCGGTCGTCGAAGCCGTACGCGAGGCGGCAGACGCTCGTTTCGGTCTCGTCGACCGCGCGGAAGGCGGCGGCGACGAGCATCGCGTCCTCGACGTCGGCGATTGCGTCCGTGTCGGCGTAGTGGAAGCCGGTAGCGCCCGCCTCCCACGCCTGGCCCTCGCCCTCGCCGTCGACACCCGCGAGGGCGTCGTAGCTCAGGCCGTCACGGAGCGCCGAGCGGATCGCGCGGAACGTCTCCACGAGCATTTCCCGCTGAGGGGCGAGCGCCTCGGCCGCGACCATGTCGCCCCCGGCCTCGCGGACGATGCCGAAGAACCGGGTCAGCGTGCGCGACTGGATCGAGAGCGACGACGCGGGGGCCGAGCCGGTCGCTTTCACGGCGTCGGCGACGTACCCGCCGAGGACCGCCCCCAGCCGGACGTGCGCCTCGGGGTCGAAGGCGTGCACGGCCTCCATGACGCCGAGGAGCGCCGCGCCGCGAAGGTCGTCGAGCGCGTGCGGGTCCATGCCGTCGGTCGAGCGTGCGCCGCCGGAGTGACGGTGCACGCCGACGAGCTTCCGGATGATCGGGGCGTAGGCGAGGAGGAGCTTCTCCAGCGCCGCCTGGTCGCCGTGCGCCGCGAGGGCGATTGCCTGGCGCTCGTCGGCGGCGTCGGTGATCTGCGCGAACGCACCCGTCTCGAAGATCGCGGCGAGGGTGCTGTTGAGGTTCGTCATTTTGGTTCTCCCGGTAGATGCCTCACGTGACGAGGCGGGGTTCGGACATGGCGCTGCCAGGGGGCTCGGGGTGGCCCTGTTGCTACCCCGTGTAAACGCGGGGGCGACTCTCTCACGTGAGGCAACCGCCCACAAATGACACGCCGCTCACTTCGTAACGTGAATGGGGGTCAGATTGGTGCGGACACCGGATCGCTCCCGTAGTAGGCCGCGACCGCGCCGTCGACCTGCTCGGTCATGCGCCGGAGCGCCCGCGAGTTGAGCCCGAGCGCGTAGTGCGCGCGGCCGACGGCGGAGCGGACGTCGAGGCGGCGGGCGTCGGAGACGGTCTGGAAGGTGGGGTCCCCGTGCCCGCCCGAGGCGCGCTCCGTGGTGTCGTCCGCGGGCTTCGGGATCGGGGCGGGCTTCCACTGGACGGCCTCGGCAGCCTCCAGCGATCGGGCGAGCTCGGTCGCGGCGTCGAGGAGCTCGCGGAGCGGGTTCGGGGTCATGGGTGGTCCTTCGGGATCAGGGGAGCGCCGCCCGTGTGGACGGCGCTCCCGGGGAGGGGGTCAGACGTTCGCGCCGGTGCCGAGCGGGTGCTCGACTCCTCGCATGTGCGGGTGGGGCTGCGCGTTCTCGCACGCGCCGCTCTTGCCCGTCTTGCAGCCGTAGGCCGAGCCCCACGAGGGGCCGGTCACGTCGCCAGTCGACGAGAGCGGGACGCCGTAGAAGTCGCCGGACATGACGCGGCCGATCTCCGCCGCGATCTCGTCGGCCTCGCGCTCGGGTGCCGAGGCGAGGATTTCGTCGTGGATCGGGAGGAGGAGGTAGTCGCCGAGGCCCGCGTCGAAGAGGTCGACGATCGCCTGCGCGAGGACGTCGCGCGCGGTGCTCTGGACGACGTAGTTCGTCGCCGCGTAGAGCCGGTCACGGTCGAGCGGGAGGTGCCGCCCGGAGACCGTGACGACCTCCTTCTTGCCGTACTCGGCCCGGCGCTGGAGCCGCGAGCTGTATTTCTTGATCTCGGGGTACACCCGGTCGTACTCGGCGACGGCGCGCTTCACGGCTTCGAGCTCCGCGCCGGTCTGGCGGGCGAGGGTCTTCGCCCCGCCGCCGTAGACCTTCCCGAAGCCGACGCCCTTCATCAGCTTGCGGTGGAACTTGGTGTAGTCCGGGCCGTAGACGAGCGTCGCGGTGAAGCCGTGGAGGTCCTGCCCGGTGGTGATCGCCTCCTTCATGCCCTTGACGTCTGCGAGAGCCGCGAGCACCCGGAGCTCGATTTGGTCGTAGTCGCTCGCGATCATCACGTGCCCGGGGTCCGCGATCACCGACCGTCGGATTCGCCAGTCCGACGAGGGGAGCTGTTGCAGCGGGGGCCGCGACACCGACATGCGAGCGGTTCGCGCCTGGAGCCCGCCGATCATCGGGTGAATGCGGTCGCGTTCGTCTCGGCGATCGAGGAACGCTTGCCCGTAGGTGCCGCCCCAGTTGGCGGCCCGCTTCGCTCGCATGACGGCGTCGGCGAGCGGGTTCGGCGTCCGGGCCTCGATCCGCTCCCAGCCGTTGTCGAGGTCGGCGAGCGGGAGGAGGACCGCCTTGTCGACCTGGAGAGCGCCGGAGTCCGTTGTCTCGGTCAGGGTCTCGCCCATGGCGACGAGCGCCTCGGAGACCTGCGCCGTCGAGTTGACGTTCTCGACGCCGTAGCGCTTCGCGACGCCGCGGTAGTGCTCGGCAGTGTCGGCGAGCTCGGGGAGGAGCTGGTGCTCGATGTAGTCGACGTCCAGGAGCATCCCGCGCCGCTGCATGATCGCCAGGAGCGACTGGAGGTGGTGCTCGAACTTCGACAGGTGCGAGAGCCCGAGGTCCTTCACGAGCGGCGCGAGCTCGTAGAAGAGCCGCGTCGCGAGGATGACGTCCAGGCCCGCGTACCGGACATAGGTCGGCTCGTCGATCGGGATACCCGCCCAGCCTGTCTCCTTCGTGAAGCCGAGGGAGCGGAAGACCGCCGTCAGACCCTCCTGCGTGTCCGGCGCGGAGTCGTCCACGTAGATCGCGGAGAGCGGCTTCAGGGACAGGCCCGCGCCGCCCTCGTGCGGCTGCCGGGGGTCGAGGAGGTGGGCGAGGATGCGGGTATCGATCACGCGGTCCGCGAGCTCCTCGATCGTCACGCCGAGGTGGCGGTCGAGGACCTGGAGGTCGAAGGCCGCGTTATGCACGACGAAGCTGCGGTTTTGGCGGAGGGCCTTCTCGATCGCGCCGCGGAAGCGGTCCGTCTGGAGGACCCATGCCTCCCGGCCGTTGCCGATCTGCACGAGGCGGCAGGCGTAGCCCGCGGAGTAAATGTCGAGGCCGGTCGTCTCGGTGTCGAGGCCGAGCACCTTGTCGCCCTGCGCGAGGAACGAGTCGAAGCCCGCGAGGTCCTGGCGGCTCTCCGGGAAGTAGATCGTGCACTCGTCGCCCGCGACGGTGTGGCGGAAGGTCAGCACGGGAGTCCTTTCGGGTCGTGTAAACGGGAGAGCCCCGCCCGGGCTCGAGTCCGGGCGGGGCAGGGGGTCACCGGCGGGCGCTGGCGATCAGGCGGGCAACGTCCACCGCGGCGCGGACCGCGGCACGGTCGCCGCCGAGCCCCTCGACGACGTCCTCCAGGTCCTCGACGTCGACCACCGGCCGGTCGCCGGTCGTGAGCTCGACGAGACAGGACGGGGAGAGGTCGTCGACCGCGGGCCGTCGGTCACCGGCGGAGGAGGGCTTCAGCACCCGGCCGGAGAGGTCACCGTCGGCGTCCGGGCGTGTGGTCGCCTCGACGACGAAGAGGTCTCCCGGGTCGGCCGCGACGCGGTAGTGCCGCGTGCCGTGGAGCGTGTAGAACGGCGCGGGGCCGACGCGGTAGACGCGGGCGGTCACTTCGCGACCTCGACGAGGAGCTTCGCGAGCTCGATCAGGGCGTCCGTGGCGGACTTGCCCTCGACGGCGTCGCGGTGCGCGGCGGCCTTGCGGATCGCGTCCTCGAAGGCGAGCTCCGAGCGGGCGGCCGTCTCGGTGAGCTCGACGCCCTCGGGGAGAAGCGTCAGGTGCTTCGGGGCGATCACGTTGTAGTCGCTGCCGTCGAGCACCTCGACGCGCACGTTGTCGGTGCTGAGTCCGCGGACGCGGCCGACGACACCCGCGAAGATCGGATCAACCCACCCGTCGAGCGAGGTACGCGGTGCCTCGTCGACGAGGACGAGGCGACCCGTCGGGAACGCCGCCGCCGACGCGGTCGGCGGCGGGGAGGTCGCCGTGACGCGAGTCAGGCAGTCCGTCAGCGCTCGGGTCCGGGAGCCGTCGGGCCAGCGGACGGAGGTGCGGCTCTCGCCAGGCGCTTCGAGGAGGGTCACGGTCTGGCCGTCACGCTCGGTCGTGCCGTGCTTCGACCGGAACACCGCCCGATCGCCGCTGGAAAGCGGCTCCGGGATCGGCGTCAGCGAAGAGGTCAGGACGAAGGCGCTGAGGCCCCCGGTTGCCGCCGTGCGGACCATCGTCTCGCGGTCGCTGTCGGAGATCAGCGTCCCGTCAGCACGGACCCAATGCGAGTCGACGTAGACCTCGCTGAGGCCCTGGAAGGCGGCCGGCCGGGTGCCGACGCGGTCGACTGCCGGGCCGGTGAGCTGGAACTTCGTGCGGGCCATGGGGGCTCCTCTGGTCATGCGCCCGTGGGCGCGTTTTGTCGGTCGAGGAGGAAGGGGGCCGAGGAGGGCGAAGCTGCTCAGAAATGCCGAAAGCCCCGCCGCTCGGGGAGAGCGACGGGGCTTCGGGTTAGATCAGGTCGTTGATATCGGCACCCTGGAGCGCCGGGGCCTCGGCGAGCTTCGGGGCGGCCGGTTCGTCGGCCTCGGGCGGCTCCGGCTGGTCGTGATCCGGGACCATGTCGGAGACCTTCGCCCGGCGGACGCCGTCGAAGGCAACGCCCTTGTTCGTCTTCCGCTTGACGAGCCCTCGCTCCTCCAGCGCGCCGAAGAACGTCCGGCGGGTCCACCGCTCGCGGGCGGGGAGGTTCTCCTCGTCCGCCCACTGGAGGTACTGCTCGAAGAGGACCTTTCCCTCGACGCGACCGGCGTCCGGGTCGAGGACGAAGACGCCGGGCAGGAAGCCCGCGAGGGCGTCCGAGGTCTCCCGGTACTCCTTCGTCGAGCCCGTGATGAGGTCCGGGTCCGCGAGGCCGTTCGCGAACCACTCGCGCGCCCCCTCGACAGCCCACGCGAGGATGCCCTCCGCCTCTCGGAGGAGGTCGTCGGAGAGCCGGTGGTCGCGCTCGTGCGGCTTGAAGTAGCGCTCCCACGGGATCAGCTTCACGCGCCGCCAGAGGCCCTCGTCCTGGCCCTTGAAGGAAGGGCGGAAGTTGGTCGCCAGCATGAGGAGGAACGTCGGGCGGAACTCGAAGAACTCCTTACGCATGAAGCGGGCGGAGATCAGGTCTCGGCCGGTAACGCGCTTCAGCACGGCCTCCGCCATGGGGCGGCCCTGCTCGCCCTCGGCGGCCATGACGTAGCGCGCGCCCTTCAGCGCCGCGAGGTCGTTCGGGATGCCGCCCGAGCCCCGGTCCTCGAAGGTCGAGAAGGGCGTCGTCACGGTCTGCTCCCGGAAGACCTCCGTCAGCGTGTCCGTGAAGACGCTCTTTCCGTTCGCGCCGGTGCCGTAGAGCACGGCGAAGCACTGCTCGGCGGTGTGTCCGGTCAGGCCGTAGCCGACGAGGCGCTTCATGTAGGCCGGGAGCTCGTCGTGTTTCGGGAATACCTCGCGGAGGAACGCCTCCCAGCGCGGGGCGCGGGCCTCGGGCCGGTAAGCGTGCTCCACCCGGCGGGTGAGGAGGAGCTTCGGGTCGTGCGGGCCGAGCACGCCGGTCCGGAGGTTGACGACGCCGTTCCGCACGGCGAGGAGGTCCGGGTGCTTGTCGAAGTCCTCGATCGAGGCCGGGACGCCCTGCACGGCCTGGAGCTCGCGGAGGATCGCATTCAGGCCCAGCGAGGTCTGCACGTGCGCGGCGTACTTGTTCATGCGGGCGGCCCGCTTCTTGTCGGAGTCGCCCGCGCCGTCCTTCGCCGCCTCGATCGAGGCCGTCCGGGCGAGGTCGCGCACGAGGTCGGCGACGGCCTGCGCGTGCGTGCGGACCGCCTGCCGGTTGTCGACGCGCCAGACGCCGTTGTCGAGGAGGAAGAATCCCGCCTCCTCGGAGTACCGGACGCCGGAGCCGATGCTCTCGATGTAGTCGCGGAGGTAGCGAGCTCCGCCGAGGTCGCTCAGGGAGTAGGTGTCCTCGTCCCATGCGAGGAGCGCTGCGCCTCGTGACGAGACCGGCTCCGCGGCGGAGATCGCCCGGATGACTTCGCGGGCGAAGGTGTCGGGTCCGCGCTTCAGCCAGTCCGACAGGTCGAGGCCGTCGGGGACACGGAGCACCTTCACACGGACGTCGCGCTCGGCGAGGCCCTCGGCGAGCGTCGCGGAGAAGCGTCGGCCCGCGGGGTCGCCGTCTCCGGCGATGATCGCCTCGCGGTCGCCGATCATGCCCGCGATCTCCTCGACGATCGCGGCGTTGCCAGCGTGCGAGGCCCCGGCAACTCCGATTGTGTCGTAGCCGAGAGCTGCACCGGTCAGAGCATCGCCGGGGCCTTCGCAGACGAGGACCTCGTCCCACCCGGAGGAGCCGTGGAAGTAGCCGAGCTTCGACCACGAGCCGCCCTCGGGACTCTTCGGGCCGAGCCACCGCACCGCCGCGTCCTGCACGAGCGAGCGAGCCTGGAAGCCGCGGGCGACGCCGTCGACGTCGCGGAAGGGCACGACGAGGCGCGGGCCGCCGCCGAGGTCCTCGGTGTAGCCGATGCCGAGGCGCACGAGGTCGTCGTCGGAGAGCCCGAAGCGGTACGCCGCGTACTCACGTGCGGGAGCCGCGACGTCGTCGAGGATCGTCGAGGCGTAGCCGTCGAGGCGCATCGCGAGCGAGGCCACGGCGGCCGGGCTGGCGGGCTTCGACGTCGAGCTCGCGCGGTGAGCGGGGGTCGCGTCCCCGGCCGTCATCGTCGCCAGGTCGCGCATGGTCATGTCGAGGGAGTCGAGGACCTTCGTCGTCGAGCACCCGGCGCGGCACCGGAGGAGCACCTTCCCTTGGTCGCTCACGGCGAGCCGGAGACTCTGCTGCGAGTCGTCGTGCGCGGGGCAGTGCACGAGGTAGCCGTCGGGGGTGGTCTCGACGTCGCCGAGGCGGCCGAGGAGATCGGAGAGGGTGTGCGGGGTCGCCACGGGCGGGGCCTCCAGAGGTCGGGGAATTGATCTGGAGGTGAAGGGGGCCGGGGGGAGCTGCGCTGCTCAGTTGACCCCCTCTTCGGGGGCCTATTCGAACGTGTGTTCGATAACGTCGGTCGATCTGTGTAGCCTCGAAGAGTTCAACCTGTAGGGGTACAAATCGAACGGGGGCGGCGAACCACCGGCCCGCCGAAAGGAAGCATGTCGACGATCAACCCGAGTCCTGACCGCCGTACCGAGGAGCTCGCCGAGCACGACGAGACCTGGACTCTCGTGCCCGACGAGCTTTCCGATACGGGGTGGGTGGCAGTGTTCCCGGACGGCTCGTACTGCCGCTCCTGGGTCCCCGCCGGATCGCTCTAGCCGCTGACCTTCACGCCCTCGGCGTCCTGGTCCGACTCTCGAACGTGAGTCGTCCAGGCGTCGGGGGCGTTTTCACGTAGGAGCGTCTCCGCCCGCCGGAGCCGGAGGAGGAGCGCCGCGAACGTCGCGACCGTCGTCACGGCGTAGCCGAGCTCGGTCGGCTTCCGGACCCGCTTCACGAACGCAACGCCGAAGGGCTCGCCTGCGCGCTTTGCCTGAAGCTGCACGCCGTCGACCCCCTCGCGGAGTCCGTCGGCGAGATTCCGGTACGCCTTCGCCTGCCCGACGACCGGCGAGAGGCCGTGCAGGTCGCCGGTGTCGAGCGCGCCGGTCTGCGCCACGCGGCGCGGCTCCAGACCGTAGCGCCCGGCGAAGATCGTCGAGAGGCTCTTCACGAGAGCCGACTCCCAGGCCGTACCCTTGCGCTTCGCGGGGTTGCTCATTCGTCGGGCCTCTCCATCGTGAGCACGAAGGCTTCGGGCTCGACGGTGAGCGTCCAGCGCTCGCCCGTGACCCACCGGCGTCCTTGCATGTGCCCGAGGAGGAGCCGCTCGGCGACGCGCCGGTCGACAACCGGGTCGTGCCGGGAGGTGGACGCCTCGACGGCGCTCACGCGCGGCCCTTCAGCTTCGAGAGCTTGTCCGGCTGGAGGCCGCTCCAGGCGTCGACACGGCGACCCTCGAAGGTCAGCTCGACGACGGGCGACTGAGAGAAGCCCTCGGCCTTTAGGCGGTCGGTGACGGCCGGGTCCAGGTCCGCGCGGACCTCGGTGTACGGGACGCCGAGCTCGTCGAGCTTCCGCTTCGTGAAGCGGCAGGGCTGGCACACGGCGGTCGTGTAAACGGTGACGGTGACGGGATTCGTCATCGGTGGTCCTTTCGGTGTCAACCCACGGGGGTTGATTCGCGTGAGATCAACCCACGTGGGTTGAGACGACGAAGGCCCCCGCCTCGCGAGGAGACGGGGGCCTTCAGGTGGGGGTGGAGCGGATCGGCTACTCGGCGGCCGGAGCGGCACCCTTCAGGGTCAGGACCGGCTTGTTGTAGTTGACCTCCTGGCCCTTCATGGCACCGTTCTTGGCGATGAAGGACACCGGCTCGATCTTCAGCGTCGCGAGGATCGGACCCTCGTAGGCCGCGATCTCGTCGTCCATCTGGTCGCGGGCGAGGTCCTGAGCGAAGGACCACGAGCCGGTCTGGAACTTGAAGATCCCGAGGTCCGGCTCGGCGGCGAGGCGGAAGTAGACCTCGATCTGCGGCGAAGGGCCGAGACCGTCGCGACCCTTCGCCTTGCGCTCCGCGAAGGTGAGCTCGGCGTCCGGGTCCGGCGTACCGTCGGCGTACTTCTCGCCGTCGGAGTCGATCACGAGCTTGCCCTGTCGGCTCCACAGCACCATGCGCTGTCGGAGGGCCTTCGACGGGTCGAGGATGATCTCGACCTCCGAGCTGGCGGAGAAGACCTCGATCTTGTCCTCGCCCTTCGTCTCCCACTCCTGCGGCTCGTCGCCGCCGTAGAGGTCGAAGACCTTGTCCGCGACCTCCGGGTCGCCGGTCGTGATGCGCCACTCGTCGAGCGACGCGCCCTGGCCGTTGAGCTGGTGGCCCGAGCGGAAGCGGCCGACCACGTCGTCCGAGAAGCGCTGGCGGGGCTTCGGCTGGTTCTCCGGGTCGGTGCCGAAAATCTTCAGTGCCATGTGGTGTCTCTTTCTCTGCGTCGTGGCCCGGCGGTGAAGCCGGGCCGGTTGGGGACGCTGGAGAAGGGGGCCGGGAGGGGTGAAGCTGCTCAGAAACGACGAAGGCCCCCGCCTCGTGAGGAGACGGGGGCCAGGGCACGTCGTGCTAGAACAGGACGCCGATGCTGTCGAGCCAGTGCCACGCGATGTACGCGGCGTGGCCGAACTCGACCGCTGCGGTGAAGAGCGTCAAAATCTCCGCGACGCGCCGCGCGACATGCGCGACGTTGCGGAAATTGACGATCTGCGAGCGCGTGCGGACGCGCGCGGTGCTAGTGTGAACGGACGTACCGGGACTTGTCCCGGGAAAGAGTGCCTTCACGGCAGCTCCAATCTGTCGGTGCCACGCCCCAGCCCTCGACAAGTCGCGGCGGACACCGATCGGTAAGACAGAGCCCCGGCCCGAGTGGTCGGGGCTTCTGTGTTCACAGACTACATCTAGTGCCGGACAGCGGCACCGACCACTAGAGGAAGTGTTACAGCCGTGTAGTTCTCCACAGCCTGTGGAGCGTGCGGGGAGCGAGCCGAACACAGCTTCGATCCGCGCAGCCATGCGGAAGTGGCTTCTATCAGTCGAGGACGTCGTCCGCAACTTTCGCCCGAATCCACAGGTGTGGATAACGTCACCCTCGGCGTGTCGCGCGACCCGCAGGACGTGCTGGCGGTACCGTCCACGACGAAAGCCCCCGGCCGCCGGAGCGGTCGAGGGCTTTCAGGTCAGCGGGCGACGAGCTGCTCGCCCTCCTGCGTGATCGAGAAGGGCGGGGCCTGCCACGCGGCGACGTACAGCGAGACGAGCCGGTCGAGCACTCCCGGCGTGAGCATGTCGCCGCGCACGGTCACGTAGCGCGCGCTCACGCCGCCGCCTCGACCTCGCGCGGCGCGATGCCCGCCGGACGGCCGACGCGCGGCCCCGGCGTGCTTGTGCCCGTCGCCGAACGGAAGTGGTGCACGCCGAGGACGTCGGCGATCCGCTGCGAGCGGCGCGTCCCCATGAAGGGCAGGATCGCGCGCATGATCTCGGCGGCCTTCTCGCCGGAGACCTCGGAGTGCCACGTCGCCTTGGCCGGGGCCGGGTGCAGCGCGAGGCGGAACTCGGTCCCCATGAGGGACGCCGCCCGACCGACGACGTCGCGGTCGGTCATCGCGAGGCGGACGCGCGGGTACTTCCCGCGGTGCGCGTCGAAGCTGCCTTCGCCTTCGAGGAGACCGGCGAGCCACAGGAGCTCGTCACGTGTGATGCCGTTCACGAGGTCACCTCCGGCAGCGTCACGACGTACGCACAGTCGCTCCGGACATAGTCCTCCCAGCGGTCTCCGGGCTTGCGCTCGAAGTAGATTCGCGAGGTGCCAGCGGTGCGCGCGACGACTGCGGTCCCGCGCCGGGGATAGTTGCCCCCGGTCGCGTAGACGATCGTCTGGCCGGGCTCGACGAGGACGCCGCGGGCGTCGGTGACGACGCTCACGCTGCCACCGCCTCGGCGGCCGGAGCTGCGGCGGCGCGTGCGCGGGGTGCGCGCCGCTTCGGGCCGGTCGGGGCGTCGTCGGCGGGGCCGGAGTACACCGGGCGACCGATGACGTCGCGCTTCCACTCCTTCTCGTAGCGGAAGACCTCGCGGAGGTGGAGGAAGAGCTCCATGCTCTGTTCGTCGGCCTTCACGGGGACGAGCTTCCACCCCTCGGGGCGCACGTGCAGGACTGCGCCGCCGTCGGCCTTCGGCATGGGGATGCGTCCGCCGTCCTCACGGATGATGTGGTCCGCGTAGCGGTACGCCGCGAGCTGGAGACCGACCTCCTCGTGCACGCCGGAGCGGGTGGTCTTCCAGTCGAGCCACAGGGGCGAGCCGTCGATCTTGCCGAAGCCGTCGAAGCTGCCCGCGTACTGGTGCGTGTCGCTCCAGACCGTCTCCTCCATGAAGAGCATTTCCGGCTTCGCGACGCGGAGGAACTCGTCGAAGTGCCGGACGAAGGGCTCCAGGTCCGGGTGGACGCGGCCGACGGTCTGCCCGCGGGCCATGCGCTCGAAGAGGTCGTGCGCGGCGGTGCCGGTGTCGGCGGCCTTCCGGGTGTTCCGGTCCGGGCTCTTGCGGAGGTGGTCGACCGCTGCGGACGGGTCGCGGAGGGTCATCTGCACGACGGTGCCGAGGTCCTCGACGGCCTCCTGTGCGACCATCTTCGCCGCCCAGTAGCGGAGGAACTCCTTCGGGAGCATCCCGAGGACGGAGGTCACACCGGGGTACTTCAGGGTCTTGTCGTCGGGGCTCACGTAGAAGCGCGAGCCGCTGCGCTTGATTGTGTTTACTTTCGGGGTCGTCACGTGGACGGGCCTCCTCGATCAGGCGTGAATGGGACGCCTGAGAAGGGGGCCGGGGGAGCCGAAAGTGCTCAGAATGGCGGGGAGGGTGACGGTGTGACGGTAGTTACGTCACTTCTAGTTAGTTCTATAGGAGAGAGAGACCTATATGACTAACCGAAGGTGACGTAACTTCCGTCACAACGTCACTTCCGGCGCGCGTCGATCGCTGCTCGGAGCTCGGCGACCGCCGCCGCGACGTTGTCCAGCCCGGCGAGGACCGCCTCCAGGTCCGGCGAGTGCTTCCGGCCGAGGGCCTCAGTGTCCATCCGGTGCAGCGCGGCGTCCATGAGCCGGAGCCCGCGCGCGATCGTTGCGGCGTCCTGGATCGCTCCGCCGCCGCCGAAGATCGAGAGGACCTCCGTGTTCTTGCCGTGCCGCTCGGCGGACCGCTCGCGGGCGGTGAGGGGGCGGAGGCCGAGGTCCTCGCGTGCCTCGTCGGACAGACGCTCGCGAAGTGACGCGCTCACGTGATAGCGCACGCTATTTTGGACCTTCGTCAGGTCCGAGGCTTGAATGCCCGCCTTGGAGAATGTCTCGCGGCTCCAGTTGCGGTAGGCGTGCGTACGGCCGAGCCAATCCGGCTCCCCTTCGGCAGTGAAGAAATGCTCTCGGGCTTCGACTGCGGCGTCGGCTGCCTCTCGAAGGGACGCGGTGCCGCGTAACCCGTCAGAGACGTACTGGCGGAGCGCGTTCACGAGTTGACTCTCGATTTCGCGTAGCGGTCTGGGTTGTGCCATGTGTGTAAATGTACGGCATCGTGAGCCGTCTCACGCGAAAACCGACGGGTCTTCGCGTCCCCCGAGGCCGTGTAAACACAGAAAGCCCCGACCCCCATGTGGGGGCCAGGGCTTTCGGTCAGAGGTAGGACGCGATCTCTCGCGCGTGTCCGGCGAGGTCGTCCAGGGTGCCGGTGTTCGAGACGACGAAGTCCTCGGGGAAGCCGTCGAGGGCGGTCTCGCTCGGGTGGAGGTCCTCCTCGCTGGCCGCGGTAGCGCCGGGGCGCTCGACGCGGACGAGGACGCCGCCCGCCTGCCGGATCGCCTCGGCCTCGTTCGGGAAGCGGCAATCCGTCACGACGACGGACAGGCCGCCCGCCTCGCGGATCGTCTGGCCGCTCCAGCCTGAGGCACGCTCGATCGTCCGGAGCCTCTCGACGCGAGCCATTGCGGCGCGCACCCAAAACCCGTCGTCGAGGCTGCGGATTGCGTCTGTCCCGAGCCGCTGGAGCGTCCGGCGGACGTGCGGGACCGTGTCCTTCGCCGCCTCCCAGCCGATCGCCTCGACGACGTCGCGGAGCGTGCGGTGCGCCGGGACGAGCGAATCCGGGAGCGACGTCGGGCCGACGAGCGGGTTCAGCGCGAGGGCTGCCTCGCGGAGCGGGTCGGCGAAAGCGACGGCCTGGTAGCCGAGCTCGGAGACGAGCGTCTTCGCGAAGCTGTCTTTTCCGGTGCGCTTGCGGCCGATCATGCCAATGAGGGCGGGGGCCATGGGGTCTCCTCGGTGTGAATCAATTAGTCGGTCGAGGAGGTAGGGGGCCGGGAGGGGCGAAGCTGCTCAGAAACGGCGAAAGCCCCCTCCGGAGGGGAGGGGGCAGGTCGTCAGGCGCGGTGCTTCGCGTCGGAGCTCGTGCGGACGAGCGAGGCCGAGCCGTCGCCGGAGCGTGTCGCGACGAGGCTCTTCAGGACGGACACGAGCGCCGCGAGACCGGCGGCCGAAGCTGTGGCGGTCCAGTCGACGTCGAGGAGGCCGAGGCCGTCCACGGTGAGGAGGGCGACGGCCGTCTGAGCGGCGGTCGAGAGCGCACGCTCGGCGGCGTCGCGCCAGAAGAGGGCGGAGAAGATCGAGGCCATGTGGTCCTTTCGGGTAGGGCGGAGGGTCAGCCGCCGGGGCGATAGAGCTTGTCGAGGAAGGTCAGCGCGCCGACGATCACGCCGGACGCGCCGATCAGGCCGGTCCACAGCGCACGGGGCGAGACCGTGGCGCGGCCCTCGACGGAACGGAGCCGGAGGTCGTGGTCGGCGAGCTCCGTCGGCGAGGCAGAGGGGCGGTCCTCGACGACCCGGAGGCGGGTCTCGTGGTCTTCGAGCTTCGCGCCGTGCTGCGTCAGTACGACGTCGACCTTCGTCTCCATGCGTGTAAACGCGACGAGGAGCGATGCCTCCGCCTGGGTCGCGCCGTGCTGCGCGACGCCGTGCATTTCGTCGGTCGGGGCGTTCATTTGTTGATCCTCCGATCAGGGATTGCTAAAGGCGGGTGATGGTGAGGTAGAACGTGCCGACGTTCGACGTCGCCGTCCAATGCGCCTGTAGGGAGAGCTGCTGGTTGCTCCCAGTGCAGAAGAAAGTCGTCGACGCACTTCCGCGGTACTCGCCGACGGGAATGTAGGCGCGTGCGAGCTCGACCATGGTGTTGGAGTCGATGATCTGCGTATAGGAGCGTTCGCCCTTGATCGGGGACTCGGCGACCGAGTGGACCGACACGCTGTAGTGCCCGCGCGGAAGACTCAGGAGTCCGCCCGACTCGGTGTAATTCAGGTCGCCCTCCCGTAGATCGACTGTGTAGTTGTTATTCACGGTCGTCAGCGAGCCATTCGGGATCGTGCGGCGCTGCGAGAGGCGAAGCGTTGCCGGTTCGGGGCGCGCGGTGGTCTGCACGGTGTTGTCGCCGAACTTCAGCGCCTTACCTTGGTCGATGGAGACGCCGCCCTGGAAAGTCACAGGGCCAGCTCCGAAGAACCGCGCGGACATGATGCTCGGGTCCGTGCCGTCGTAAAAGTAGAGCTTCGAGTCTCGCCGAGGCCCGTTGACGAAGAAAATCGACGAGCTTCCGACCGTGAGAGCACCCATTTCGCCCGCGACGGGGCCGCCCAGGAGCGACCGCACGGCAATGCCCGTGGCGTCGATCGTGACGACGGCTTCATTCTTGGAGCCGGTCGCCTGGAAAGACGCGCCCTTGATCGTCGCGCCGACGATCTCGCCGCCGGTGATTGTCTTACCCGTGATCGCGTCAGCCGCGAGCTCGCGGGTGGTGATCGCTCCGGCCGCGATCTTGTCCGCCGTCACGGCGTTGGCCGCGAGCTGCCCGGCGGCGATCGCTCCGGCCTTGATGTTCGCGCCGGTGATCGTCGAGCCTGCGATCTCGGTCGCGGTGATCGTCCCGGCCTTGATGTTGCGCGCGAGGACGGCGTCGACTGCGATCTTCGCCGCGGTGACGGAGTCGGCCGCGAGCTCACGAGCGGTCAGGGTCCCGGCCGCCAGCTTCGCCGCGGTGATCTCGCCCGCCTTGATGTTGGCTGCGAGGACCGCGTCGGCCGCGAGCTGGGAAGCGGTGATCGCGTTCGCCGCGATCTCGCGTGCGGTGAGCGTGCTTGCGGCGAGCTTGCCCGCCGTGATCGACGAGCCCGCGATCCGGTCGGCCGACAGGTAGCCCGCCGTGATCTTGCCCGCATCAAGCGAGGCGATCACGGCCGAGTCGAGCGTCTGCGGCTTCCACGAGCTGCCGTCCGAGCGGTACTGCGCGGTGACGACGCCCGTCGAGCTCACGGGCACGACCCACCACAGGTCACCGGCCGTACCCGGGGCGTCGCTCGACGTCGGAGCCACGAGCGCGTAGCGGATCGCGTTCTTCCCGTCGGCCGTCGCCTGCGCGGCGGACGCCTTCGCGAGAGCGGCCTCGCGGGCTGCGTTCGCCTTCGAGGTCGCGTCGGCTGCCGCTGCCGAGATCGCCGCGGCCTTCGCGGCGTCGGCCTTCGACTGCGCGGCGGCGTCGGCGGCTGAGATCGCCGCGGCCTTCGCTGCGTCGGCCCGCTTCTGCGCGTCGGTCGCGGCGGCGGACGTCGCGGCGGACTTCGCCGCGTCGGCCTTGCTCTGCGCGTCGGTCGCGGCGGCGGCGAGGGCGTCGGCCTTCGCCTGGTCCGCCTTGCTCTTCGCGTCGGCGGCTGCTGCGGACTCTGCCGCCGCCTGCGCGGCGTCGGCCTTCGAGGTCGCGTCCGCCGCTGCGGCGTTCACAGCCGCGATCTTCGCGGCGTCGGCCTTCGCGCTGGCGTCCTTCGCGGCCTCTGCGATTGCCGCGAGCTTGGCGGCGTCCGCCTTGCTCTTCGCGTCGGCGGCGGCTGCGGCCTTCGCCGCGTCGGCCTTCGAGCTCGCGTCCTTCGCGGCCTCGGCGATCGCTGCGAGCCGTGCGGCCTCGGCCTTGTCCGATGCGTCGGCCGCCGCTGCGGCAACCGCTGCGGCGCGGGCAGCCTCGGCCTTCTCCGCGGCGTCCGTCGATGCCTGCTCGGCGGCGCTCTGCGCGGCCTCGGCGGCTGCCGTCGCGTCGGCGACCGATCCGAGCGCGCCGGTCGCCGAGTCGAGCGCGACCGCGGCGTCCGCGATTGCCTGCTCGATCTGCGGACGGGCTTCCGCGAGGACGGCTGCGGCTTCGGCGGCGTTCGCGTCGGCCTGCTCGGCTGCCTTCACGGCGTCCGCGGCCTTCGCGAGCGCCTCGTCCGCTGCCGCTGCGGCTGCCTCTCCCGCGGCGACCCCGTCAGCGCCCGCCTGGTCGGCGGCGGCGACTGCCTCCTCCGCGAGGGCGGACGCGGCGGTGACTGCCTCGGCGGCGGTGGCGAGCCGCTCGTCGAGCCCCTCGACGGACCGTGCGGCCTCGATCGAGTCAGCGAGGACGGCCGGGAGTTCGAGCTCCTCGTCGCCAATCGTGAGGGTGGACCGGGAGAGCTGGCCGGTGGTCTCCATCGCGTTTACACGTGTGCGGAGCTCGTCGACCTCCGTCGCGAGCTGTAGTGCGGATGCACTCAAAGAATCAACCTCCGTAGGTGAATGAGTCGGACGGCGCGAGGGTGAGCCGCGCGCGCGAATCCGAGAGGAGCTCCCAAGCCGTGATCCGGCAGCGGAGCTCGGTTGCGCCGAGCCAGGGCAGCTCGGCGAGAATGTCGACGTCGTCGCCGACCGCCCACGAGCCGATCGGGGCGTTCGGGTGGTCGCGGACGTCGACAGACGAGATCGAGAGGGACAGGGCTCGGCGCTGGAGCTCGTCGCGGATAAGTCCGTCGAGGCGGCCCGCCGAGCGGACGTCCTTCTCGGAGACGACCGCGGTCCGGCGGAGGCGTCCGTCGCGCCGGGCGGTCGTGCGCCGGAGCGAGCCCTTCCCCTCGCCAGCGCCGATGCCGACGACCTCGTTAGCGAAGTCGTCGCCGTCGATCGAGGGGGTGACGACGCTCGTCACGTTCTCGCCCTGGACGAAGGCCAGCTCCGGCCGGTGGCGGCCGATGCGGGGCCAGCCGATCCGGACGGTGTGCGTGATCGCGTCGCCGCTCCAGGCGTGCTCCTCGACGTAGTCGAAGGGCGCCTCCTTCGCGAGCTCGTCGATCTCCTTACCAATGTCGGGGGTGTCCCACCACTGGAGCTCGTAGGCTCCGCCGTCCTCCTTCTCGGCCTTCTTCGCGTCGGCCTTCGTCTTCGCCGCGGCGTCGAGGGCGGCCTTCCGGGTCTTCACGACGGCGGCCTGAGCGTCGACCGCGCGAGTCGCCGTGTCGACGTTCGCCTTCTGCGCGGTCTGCGCAGCGGTCGCGGCGTTCAGCGCGTTCTGCGCGGCGTCGATACGCGCCTGGTCCTTCGGCTTGACAGCCTTCGCGGCGGTGAGCGCCTTCGAGGCGGCGGTCTTCGCCGACGTCCGCTGGGAGTAGGTCGAGCTCTCGCGAGACTTCGCACTGCGGAGGTCGGACAGTCGCGAGTTGGCGGCGTCGTAGTCCGCCTTCGCGCCTGTCCAGTCTCGAGTGGCGGTCGCCAGCTTCGCCGAGGATTCGGAACCGATGCGGGCCTTTGTCGAGCCGACGACCTTCACGCCGAGGTTGCCGTCCGGGTGCGACTGGAGGTGCTCCCACAGGTGCCGAGCGACGTCCGCCGGGTCGACGCCGCTCTTCGTGTAGCTGCCGGTGTACGGGAGGCCGTGCGGGTACGTGGTGAAGCCCGCGGCCTCGACCTTCCATGCGCCGCCGTCGAAGCCCGACGACACGACGATGCCGCCCCAGCGAATCTCGCCGTCTGCCTCGGCGTAGAGGTAGGTCCCCCACTCTTCGAGGAGGAGCCGCCCGTCCGAGGCCCGGAGGGTGCCCGTGTCCGGCTCGACGGTGCCGGTCAGCGAGCCCGGACCGGACAGGTCCCACCGGAGGGCGGAAAGCGAAAGGGGGAGCTCCAGGTCCAGGAGCTCCCCCGTGAGGGCACGTTGCGCGATGAAGCGCCAGGCGGTCATACCGGCCGCTCCGTGAAGGTCACGTCCGCGAAGTAGTAGTCCGACGCCGACGTGCCGATTCGCCCGTCCGCGTCGGCTGCGCCCCGGCGCACGCGCGAGGAAATCTTCGCCGTCACGCCACGGAGGAAGGTCGGAATCTCCCACCACCCGTTCGACGGAACGACGATCGGCTGGCGCGAGCTGTTGTCCATCGGGAAGTCGATGGTCTGCGTAGCGAAGAGGGTCGTGCTGTTGCGGTCGCCGGTCGTGAAGTACGCCTCGAACTGCGCGTAGGCGTTGCCGCCCTTCTGGCGGATCGTGGTCTCCATCCGGATCGCCGCGTGCGTGGCCCACGCCGGGACGGGAATGCCCGTGATCTGCGTCTCAGGGAAGTTCTGCCAGGAGGGGAGGAGGTTGAGGAGGTCGGCCTTCTGGATCGTGGCGGGCACGATGACCCGCTCGGAGCGAGGCCGGGCCATGGCCCGAAGGTCGGTCACCATGGAGCTCGTGACCGTGCCCGTCGAGGCCGGGAGGTCGACGCGCGCGAGCGTCACCGCGGTACGTCCGCCGTAGCCCGGGACGTCCTGAAGGCGGGTCGTGCCCTTCGGGACGTTCGGGATCACACGTGTAAACACGTATGGTCCGCTCTCCGGCTTCTCCGGCCGCTGCCACGGCTCGCCGGGCATGTTCGGGTCCTCGATCTGCGCGACGATCAGGTCCGACCGTCCGCCGCTGGAGCCGGTCGGCGCGATCTCGACGACGTCGACCGAGGGGTTGCGCACTGCGTAGGTCTGCTGGTCACCGCCGGTCGCACGGTTGAGGATCAGCGCGGCACCCTTCAGGACGCGCACGCCCGTACCGGGAACCTCGTACGGGGCGACCTTCAGGTCTGCCGGTCCGACGATGCCCTCCGCGCCGCCCAGGGCTGCGTAGGCGAGGAGCCGGGCCACCTCGGGGGAGTGCTGCGCGCCGCCGCCGACGAAGTAGGGGACGGAATCCCAGGTCATTTGAGCTCCTTAGGGGGTGGTGAAGGCGGGCCGCCAGCGAGCCGCCAGGGAGGCGAGCCCGTCGCTGGTGCCGCGAAGGACGACCTCGTGCGAGCCGGGCGGGAGAGCCGCGCGGGAGAGTCGCGTCGAGGTGCGGGAGAGGGAGCCGCGCACGCTGGAGCCGTTCCGGGTGATGGAGCGGACCCACGGGCGGGTGTCGACGACGAGCGTCTCGTCGTAGGCGAGTGTCAGATTGAACGCGAGCCGGAGGACGCCGACGATCTCGACGACGGGGTTCGTGATCGGTCCGGCGACCTCGAAGACCGGCCACGTCGGGACCTCGCCCTCGACCGTGATCCCCTGCGATCGATCCGACGAGGCGGTCGTCGCGAGCGGGGATGCAAGCGGGGCCATGAGGCCGCCGCCCAGCGCCGGGACGAGCGGGACGACCTCGAACTCCTCGGGGCCGTACCAGAGGTCATCGGCGGTCGCGAAGTCGGCCGTCGCTCCGGCCATGCCGGACGGCAGCTCTTCGAGGTCCGGCGCGAACCGCCGAGGGCGACCGAAGGCCGTCCGACCGGTGTCGGAGATCAGCCTCGCGGTCGCCCCCGGGGTGCTGCGGACCTCGTCGGCCCGCCATGCGCGCGTGAGCTGCGAGAGGCGAGCTCGTGCGTCGCTCGGGGATGCCCCATTGACGTCGATCGAGAAGGTCACCGTCGATCCGCGGCGGAAGTCGGACCCGAAGGCCACGCCGTCGCCGCGAGGTACGTCGGCGTCCTCGTGCTCGATCTCCGCCGCGGAGAGCTCCGGCGCTGTCGGGAAGACAAAGCCGGAGCTCACGGACCCGAAGGCGAAGGCGGTCTCGCCGTAGGCAAGCTGCCAGTTATCAGGCAAAGCGACCTCCTCGGGTCTTCGTGCGGAGATAGAAATTGACCTCGTCGAGGTCGCTCTTCACGTCGCCAGAGGAGGCGAGCGTGAGGGAGCCGATCAGCGGCCCGGCGGCACCGGTGGCACCTGCCCGGCGCGTGGCACCCGTGAGGCCCCCGTCGCGTACCTCGGGGGCGTCGACAACGGGAGCGGAGGGGACGAGGGAGTCCGCAGCGCGAGCGACGCGGTTCGCCTTGTCCTCCAGGCCGAGGGCCATGCCCTCGCCGGTGAAGCCACCGATCGAGCGGAAGAGCCGCGACGGGGAGTGAATCCCGAGGAAGTTCTTCACGCCGTCGACCGCGTTCTTGATCGGGCCGAGGACCGCGTCGGCGATCCGACCCGCTGCGGCCTTCACGCCGCCGATCAGGCCCTCGATCATGTTTCGACCGACGGAGACGAGCCACTGCCCGGCCCCGGAGAGCGCGCCGAGAATCTGGCCGGGGAGTCCCCGGAAGAATCCGACGACTCCGTCGATACCGGAGCGGATCGCGCCAGTAATCCCGCTCCAAATGCCACCGAGGACGCCCTTCACGAGGCCCCAAGCTGCATTCCACAGCGCGACTACCAGATTGACCCCGGCCTTCACGACCGAGACGACAATCTGAATGGCTGCCGAGATCAGCGCCTTTATCAGGTTCCAGACTCCGGCGACGAGCTCCTTCGCGCCATTCCATGCCTGCGCCCAGTTGCCGGAGAGCAGACCGGCGACGACATTCACGACACCAGAAATGATCTGCGCGAGCGCCTGGACAATAGGGATGATTGCGTTCACCACGGTCATAACGACCGGGAGGATTGCCTGAATGACGGGAATCAGTGCGCCCGCGAGCTGCGCGACAATCGGTGCAATGACCGGGATCAGCGACGCGAAGGCGTCGAGGAGCGGCGGAAGCACCGTGAGCGCGAGCTGCGTAATCAGCGGCACGATTGCGCCAATGAGCTGCGTCAGGATCGGCAGGAGCTCCTGGACGAGCGGCATGATCGCCGGGAGGAGCTGCGCGAAGGCAGCGCCCAGGATCGCGATTACCTGCGTGGCAATCGGCATTAGCTGGACGATCGTGTCGCCGATCAGCCCGACGAGCACGCCGAGCGAGTCGCCGACCGCGGCCATGAGCTGCCCGATCGTGGTACTGACCATCTGGAGCACCGGGACGAGCGCCTGGATCACCGGGCCGAGCGCGGCGAAGACCGAGGTCAGCGCGTCGCCGAGCATTTCGCGGAGGAGCGGGCTCGCGGCGAGAAGACCGGCGAACGCGCCGACCACGAGGCCGACGGGGCCGGTAAGGGCGGAGAAAGCACTCCCGACGAAGGGCAGCTGAGAGAGAAGGGGGCCGAGAGCCCCCGCCAGCGCACCGATAACCGGAAGTGCAACCGAACCGATATCACCGAAGCCGGAGAAGATCGCGCCGAAGTCGAAGGACCCGGCGAGATTCTGGAGGCTCCCGAAGAACGCCTCTGCCTTTGCTCCGAACGACTCGAGCGCCGGGCCTGCAACACTATTGAACGCTGCGCCGAAGCGCTCCATTGCGGGAGTGATAAGGGCCGTCACTTGGTCGACAACGGACCCGATGACGTTGAACGCGCCCTTTGCGTTCTGCACGAAGGGGCCGGAGATCGCGACACCGAAGCGCGAAAAGCTCGCCTTCATGTTGGCGAGCGCGCCGCGGGTCGTGTCGCCGGACTTCAGCGCGGCCCCGCCGAGGCCGCCCTCCATCGCGTTGGCGAAGGTCTCGAAGTCGATCTCGCCCGAGCTCGCCATCTTCGAGACCTCGGCGGCGGTCTTCCCGACCTCCTTGCCGACCATTTGCAGGATCGGCACACCGGCGTCCTGGAGCTGCGCGATGACGTCGCCCTGGAGCTTCCCGGAGGCGGCGACCTTGTTGAAGATCGAGCCCATGGAGCCCATGTCGGTTCCGGCGATCGTCGCGGCGTCGGCGGTCAGACGGAGGACGCGCTCCAGCTCCTTACCGGGTGCGATCCCGGCAGCCGTGGCACCGGCGGCGACCGTAGCCGCGTCGCCCATGCCGAAGGCGGTGCCCTTCACAGCGGCGAGGGCGTCGTCCATGATCGACTGGACGCTCTTTGTCGAGTGCCCGAGGCCGGTCAGCTTCGCCTGCGCGTCCTCGATCTGGAGCTGGCGGGCGATGCCGCCCTTGATCGAGAGCGCGCCGACGATGCCGCCGACGGCAGCCGCCGCGCCGCCGACGATCTTCCCGACGCCCAGGGCTGCTCCGCCGATCGAGCCGACGAGGCTCTTCGACGCCTTCGTGCCAGCCTTCGAGGTGGCGGGTGAGACTTCGCCGTCGAGTGCCTTCGTGAAGCCTCTCGCCGACGGAATGATTGTGAGTGTCGCGTAGCCGACATTCGCCATTAGGCCCCCTGTGGGTAGACGGAAAAGGCCGAGGGCGGCTCGGTGCGATTACACGGAGCCGCCCTCGGCGGACTGGTGGCGGGCGCGCTGCCGTTCGAGACGGGCGCGGAGGTCGGCGTAGCGCGAGCGCGATCCCTCTCCCGTTGGGCGGGCGGGGTGCTGCTCGCCGGTCATGGCGGCGTAGAGGTCCGCCACGAGGTAGGCGGTCACGTCCCACCCGTTCGCCTCGGGGTTGTAGTGCCGGGCGGTGGCGGAGCCGGGCGGGAGCCCGTGCACGAGGACGGAGAAGCGCCGGAGCGAGAGCTCGCCGCGGTAGAGCCCCGCGAGGTCGACGCCGTAGACGCGCTGAAGGTCAGCCTCTACGGCGTCGGACGCCTCACGGAGTAGCGCGACGAGCGCGCTCAGTTTCCCGCGATGCCCAGCGCCGACTGGAGCTCGGTCACGAAGTCGTTGATCTCGCGGACGCGGGGCTTCGTCGCCTTGAACCGCTCGTGCTGCTCGTCGCCGAGGACGCCGCGGAGGAAGCCGACGAGGCGGCCATCTTCGTACGCCTCCAGGACGTCGTAGGTCCACTCGGAGGTCGGATCGACGAGGTACTCCTCGCCGTTGTAGGTGAAGGGGAGCTTTTCGCCGAGGGCTTCAGCGGCGGTCGGGCTCTTCGTGGTCTTGCGGGCGGTAGCCATGTGGGTTTCTCCTAGCGCGGGTCAGAGGTGCGCGGGTACGGGTGAGGGACGAGGGAGCACCCCGCGCGGGCGCTCCCTCGTCAGGTGCGGGGAGAGGGCGAGCTAGCTCGCGGAGCCGGAGGCGACGGCGGCCGGGTCGGACTCGACGGTCGTGTAGAGCGTGCCGTCGTCCTCGGGGAAGATCAGGACGGTGATCTCGTAGACGGTCGAGTCCTCCTCGCCGTCCTTCACGTCGCCGATCTCGGAGACCTCGGCGTGCTTCACAAAGCGCCGCTTCACGCGGTCGCCGTCGCGGAGCTCGAAGCCGATCGCGAAGGCGTCGCTCTTCGGGACGACGACCTTCGAGCGCCGGACGCCGTCGACAGTCGTCCGGGTGCTGCCCGGGTTGACGAGGCGGAACGTCGCCTTGTTGTCCTCCAGCGCTACGAACTTGATCGAGCGCTTGTGCTGCGACTTCGTGCGCCGGTACAGGCGGCCGCCCCATGCGTACTTCTCGGAGGTCTCCTCCTCGCGGGACTCGGTGAAGCCCTCTGAGCCGTCGAGGAGGCCGACGAGCTCCCACAGGGAGCCCCAGCTCTCCGCGAGGTCCTCGGGGCCTTCGGTGTCGACGTCGGCGAGGTAGACGTCGGCGTCGCTCCACTGAGCGGTGTTCTTGCTGTTGCCGGACATGCGCGTCCTTTCGGGTTAGAGCTGCTCCGGGCGGAGCCGGGCGGTGAGGGTGAAGAAAGAGATCGGCTCGCCGGTATCCGGGTCGCTCGTCGGCAGCGGGCCGGAGACGGGCGAGAAGGACCGGACGGAGGGCGATCGGGGGTTGGCGAGGAGGAGCCCTTCGAGGAGGAGCGCGAGGTCCTGAGCGAGGCCCTCGTCGCGGTGCCAGACGACGAAGCGCACCGTCGCCCGGCCCTCCAGCCGGGAGCTGCGGAACGAGCCGTCGGAGCGGACGTGCACGTGCGGAAGGACGCGCTTCGCGTCGTCGGGGCTGGCGGTCTTCGTCGAGACGACCGCGCCGAGCGCCTCCGGCTCAGTACGGGTCGCGAGCACCTCGCGGACGACGTCGCGGACAGCTCGCCGCGGGTCGGCGAATCGGATCACTGCGCCGGTCACGAGCTGCCCGCCGACTTCACTTCGAGGCCCGCCCCGGCGGCGGCACGCGCGAGCGAGCCGTGCTTCGCCTCGATGCCGAGACCGGCGGCGTGCGCCATGGTCACCGCCCACGTGACGCGCGGAGCCTTTTTGCCCGTGATGCCGACGTAGTCGACCTTCACGGGCACGGGGCCGCTGCGGGTGCGCGCCGTGATGTGCGCGCCCACGGAGCGGGCACTCTCGCCGACGACGGCACTCACCTCGGACGAGACGAGGATCGAGGCGATGCCGGGGTGGTCGAGCTTGATCTTCGAGGGCACGGAGCCTCCTTCAGTCGGAGAGGCGCGCGAGTGTGACCGTCGTGTAAACGGTCGTGGAGAGCCCGGCGCGCGGGTTCGGGTTGCCGTCGACTCGCCAGACCTGGCCGTCGATCTCGACGCGGTCATTGGCGACGACGTCGGCTCGGTACGGGAGGAAGACCTTCCGGCCCGAGCGCGTGAGCCGCTTCGAGCCGAGGGCGCGCTGCGAGAGGCCGTCCTCGTCCTCGGAGGAGGACTCCTGGACGGTCGCCTTCGGCAGCCGGAGCCGGTCGGGCTGCTCCCAGCTCTCCGTCGGGTCGCCGTCGGAGTCGAGGGTCACGCCGGGCCGGAGGCGGAAGACCTTCGGCGAGCGGTGCGGGCGGGTGAGCGTCACGGGAGGTCCTCCTCGGCGATCAGCGGGACGAGGTCGGCGAGACCGTCTTCGTTGGGCGCGACGGGGACGTACAGGACGCCGTCGATCAGGCGGGCGCTCACGGGCGCGGGTACTTCGCGAGGTAGTCGACGGGCGGGCGGGTGTCGCCCTCGCCGAACGCGGACGGCGTACGGATCGTGCCGACGAAGCCGCCGGTCCGGCCGGTCGCGGCGCGGCGGAGCTGGCCGACCTCGGAGGCGGTCAGGTAGACGCCCGAGGTCTGCGAGTTGCCGACCATGTGCTCGCCGAGGGTCTCTTGCGTGAGGCCCTGCGGGTTTTCGTACTCGCGGCGAGCGGCCTTCAGGATCACGAGCCGGACGACGGGCGGGGCCGCGGCCTGCCAGCGCTCGGCGAGGGTCGGGGAGACCTCCGCGAGCGCGAGCACGGTCGCGTCCTCGATCGCTGCCTCGGCGCGGTCGCGGTCTTCGTCTTCGAGCGAGCCCTCGGGGAGCCCGAGGCGCGTCTCCAGGGCCGCGAGAGGCGGGGGGAGGGTGAGAGTCACGAGGACCTCCGATCGAGCGGGAGAGGGGCCGGGAGGGGGCCGCGGAGACGCCTCAGGGGAGACGCCTCACGCGGCCCGACTCGCTCACGCGCTCGCGGCGACGTCCGAGGTGATCGACGGGAGGAGGTGCAGCGCGCCGCCGTTCGCCAGCTTCGTGCGCTTGACCTCGCGGGTCTCGTAGTCGCGCTCAATCTTGAACGTCGGCAGGAAGCCGACACCCGAGAAGGTCGAGACGATCGAGCGGTCCACGGTGTGCGTGGCGTCGTAGTCGCGGAGGTAGCGCATCTGGAAGCCGCCCGCGGTGACGGACTGCCCGAAGCTCGCGCCCTGCGGCACGACCGGCGCGCGGGTGACGAGGGTCACGGCGTCCTTGTGGAAGGCGAGGATCTCGAACTCGCCGACACGGGTCGACTCGATGACCGTGAAGCCGCGGACCTTGCCGACACCCGCGTCGCGGAGCGCCGAGGTCGAGCCCGACTCGGAGACGTCGGTGATCGCCTTCGCGTCGAGGAGGGTCGCGTAGATCGCCGTGCCGACGACCACGTTCAGGCCCGCCTGCGGGACGCCGCGGTCACGGAGCACCTTCCGGAGCTTCGTGAAGTAGGCGACCGGGTTGTCCGGGTTGATGTTGCCGAGGTCCTCGACGTCGAGGCCGAGGAGCGCGGTCGCGACCTTGTGCTCCATCGCGTCGGCGATCGAGGCCGCCTGCGGCGCGAGCACCTGCGAACCGAAGTCCTTCAGGTTGAGGGTGAGGTCCTTCTCGGACAGCGGCACGGCCGAGTAGTCGTGCACGCGGTCGAGCTGGATCACGGTCCGCTCTTCCTTGATCTCGTCCAGGACGATCGCGGCCGTGGTCTCGTCGATCGCACGCTCACGAGCGATCAGGGTCGTCGGGATCGTGACGCCGATCGGCGCGCCGCCCTTGCCGCCGCCGAGGAGGTCCTCGGCGTAGTTCTTGGAGACGAGCGCCGAGAGCTGGCCCTCGTCCGCGACGAGCTTCGCCGCGACGACGGCGGCCTGGTCAGGGGTGTAGAAGTCGTTTGCCACAGTGGGGCCTTTCGTTCAGGTCCGGGAGGACCGGGTCAGCGGGAGTCGCGGATCGAGGCGACAACCTCGTCCGCGTCGAACACGGGCTTCGGGTCGCCGCCGTGGCCCGGGGTCAGGTCAGGGCGCGGCGTGCCGGGGAGGCCGTCGGGCTTGTCGCCGTCGGGCTTGTCGCCGTCCGGCTTGTCGCCGTCGGGCTTGTCGCCGTCGGCGTCTGCGGGCTTGCCGCGCTTGGCGAGGCGCTCCGCCTTGCCGAGGATTTCCTCCTCGGTGTCGCCGGTGAGGAAGTCGACGAGGTCCTCGTCGAGCTCGGGGTGCTTGCGGAGGGCGCGCTCGGTCCAGAGCGAGGACTCGGCGGCCTTCGCACGCTGCTCGGCGGCGGTGATCTTGCCCTCGGGGTCAGCCTCGGTGAGCTTCGTCTCGGCGGCCTCGCGCGCCTGGCGCTCGGTCGTGAGCTTGCTCGTGAGCTCGTCCTTCTCGCCCTGGAGCTTGTCCTTGTCGCCGCGGAGGTTCTGGACGAGCGTCCATGCCTTGTCGGCGTCGAAGTCGTCGCCCCACGGGGGAGTCGAGGTGTCGGCGGAGTTGGTCGTCATGTGGTGTCCTCCTGGAACACGAATGCCCCGGACCTGCCGGGGCGTAGGGGGTGTGTAAACGGAGGCCGACTCGAGGCCGGCCTCCGTCCGTCATGCGGGGTGGATCAGGTGATCGGGGCAGTCCAGGCGGCGCGCCAGGTGTCCGGCCCGATCAGGCCGTCCACCTCCAGGCCCTTCTCCGCCTGGAAGGCGCGGGCGTTCTCCGCGGTCTCGTCGCCGTACAGGCCGTCCGGTCCCGACTCGGGGAACGTCCAACCGCGGGCGATCATCTGGCGCTGCCAGCGGGCGAGGTCCTCGCGGTGCGAGAAGTACCCCGAGACGCTCTTCGCCGGGCCGCTCTTCGGACCGAAGAACGCGCCCGCGGGGAGCGGGTAGGCAGGGGCGGCGGTCGCTGCGGAGCCGAAGCCCTTCGCGTCCGACGCGGTGCCCCAGTCGCCGTCGGCGACGAGGCCGTTCGCCTTCTGCCAGGCGACGACCTTCGCGGTCGTCTCGGGGCCGTACGCGCCGTCCGGGTTCGCGCCGACGAGCTTCTGCACGTCGGCCGTCTTCCGGCTGGTGTAGTTCCGGCCCGTCACGACGCCGTTGTCGGCGTGCGAGATCGGGGCGACGGACTGGCCGAGGAGCGCTCGCGCGTCGCGGACGACCCGGTCCATGTCCATGCCGCCCGGGCAGGCGGTCGCGTAGCTGGCGCGGAAGCGCGTCCAGAGCTCGCGGTGCCCGATGACGTGATCCCGGTCGAGCGGGATGCCGTAGCGCTTCGAGGCGTCGGCGACGACCTTCGCCAGGGCGACGTAGCTCGCCTCGGAGATCGGCCACGGGTCACGGGCGACCTCGTCGGCCACCTCGAAGGTGATCGAGCGCCGGTCGTACGCCGCGCCCTTGCCGCCGTCCGAGCTGGAGCCTGAGGTCCACGCCCGGTACTGCTCGGGGACGACGCCGAAGACCACGCCGTCGCGACCAATGACGTAGTTCGAGCTCACGGTGCGCGAGCCCGAGACCATCATCCCGACGACGCCGTTCGCGTCGGTCGAAGCCGAGTGATGGAGGATGATGTGATCGATCCGCGCCCCGTTGCGGCTGGACCGCTGCGAGGACTCACGGACGACCGTGGTGTGACCGGAGAAGGTCAAAGGCACTCCTTCTGTAGGGCTCACGCGGCGAGGCCGAGGGTCGAGCCGACGGCGCGCGAGAGCGGGGATTCGGGGTCGGAGCGGGCGGCGTTGTACGCGCTGCGCCAGTCGTAGGAGCCGCGGTGCCCGTCCGGGCCGACCTCGTCCCAGAGCTTGCGGAGGGCGGTCGCGTCGGCGCTCCAGCCGCGCGTCGGGTCGTTCCGCATGACCGGCTTCGCCGAGCATCCGCAGCCGTCGTGCGCTTGGAAGCGCGCCGTCACGCTGCTGTAGACCGGTCCGCGGCTGACGAGCATCGCGCAAAAGTGGCAGGGGTTGAGGTCGGAGACGCGCGCCCACCCGCGGGCGTCGTCGTCCTCGGAGGTGAGGGCGATCAGGCGCTTGCGCGGAGCGTCGAGGACGCGGCGCTTCGCCGAGCGGAGCATCGCGGCCTTCGCGAGCTGGAGGGCGACGTCCGGCGTCTCGCCACGGGCGATTGCGGCCTTGGCCCTGGCGACGCTGGTCGCGTGTAGGGCGGCTCGGTTCGCGAGCGCCTCGGCGGGCTGCTCGGCGACGAGCGGGGCAGCCCCGCCGTAGCCCGCGAGGAGCCGCTGCGCGCGGTAATACTGCTGCGCGGTCAGCTCGCCGCGGGAGCGGGACGCCTTGATAAGTCCGGACGCCTGCCCCTGGAACCGGAGGAAGGACCCGTCGATATCCGAGGGGTCGATCGTCTGGTCCCAGAGGCGGGCGAGGAGGGCTTGCATCTGCGCGACCTCGCGGACCTGCTGCGACATGTGCGCGCGGGCGAGGCGGTCGAGGTCGGTCACGATGCGGCTCCGTCCTAGGCGGCGGCGGGCTCGTCGGAGTCAGCCGCCGGAGGGGTGAGCTCGGCCGACGCCGCGGAGCCCTGTCGGGCGATCTCTGCGGCAATGTCGGCGAGCGGGTCGGACTGTCGGATCGACTTCCACCGCAGGACGTCCTGGTCGGTGACGCCGGGGATGCGCTCCCAGAGGGCCTCGACCGGGACGGAGAGCATCGTCGCGACCTTGCCGAGCGCGTCGACCGTCGAGGCCAGCGAGCGGGCCTCGGTGTCGCGCCAGCGGACCTGCGAGCTCGTGTCGGCGGCATTGGCCGAGTCACCCGCGGCGAACGCTGCGAGGCGGAAGGCCGACTCCCAGCTCTCGCCGAAGTTGGTCTCGTACTCGTTGATCCGCCGCTGCTGGCCGTCCTGAAGAGCCGCCAGGGCGTCCGCGCCGATGTTGACGAGGTCGCCCATCATCACGACGGGCGAGAGCTCGGCGGTCGCCGCGAGGGTCTTCACCGTCGAGTCGTAGGCCGCGTGGTGGCCGGACAGCTCGGTCTGCGCGAAGTCGCCGAAGCGCGCCTCGTTGTCCTCGGAGACCCACACGCGATCCACGGCCGCCTGGAAGGGCTCGACGGGTCGCTCCTCGCCGGTCTCGTTGCCTTCGGCGTCGAGGACGGGCTCGGTCGGGATCGCGAGGCCGGTCGCCCAGCGCTGGCGGAAGCTCGCATACTGGAGCGCGATCAGGGTCGAGAAGACGACCTCGTTCACGCGGTCCTGAAGGTTGATCGCCGGGGCGATGACGCCGACCGCTTCGTCGTCGAGACGATCGCGGAAGCGGACGAACGGGGTCACGCCGAGGCCGTGCTCGTCGTCGCGCGAGAGCCGCCAGGTGTCGGCGTCCTTCGGCTTCGCGAACGTGTAAACGCGCTCGTCGTCGAGGAGCTCGATCAGGCGCGTACCGTCCGACGTCGTGCCCTTCGCGCGGTAGCCGATCTCGGGGTATTCGTCGTCAGGGTCCTGGTACCAGGCCGCGGAGCGGAGCGGCGAGAGCGGCTGCATGACCGGGACGCGCTTCGTCTTCAGCGAGCCGGGCAGCACGAGCGTGTAGCTCGCGCCGTACTCCAGCGCGCCGCGGTGAGCGATGCTCTGCCGGGCGTCGAGGCGGTTCGCCTGCCAGTAGGCCCAGGGGGCGGCGTTGTCGGCGGCCTTCGCGGGGCGGTAGCCGTCCACGAAGAGGCCGCGGGTGTAGGTCGACGAGAGGAGCGGGGTCCAATTCGTGATCGACCGCTTCGCGAGGTGCCGGTACTCGTTCCGGGCACCCCGCGGCATGTAGGGCATGTCGTGGTCGCCGTTGAGGTAGCGCCGGACCTTGCCGAGACGCCCGTCCCGACTGAGGTCGGCGCGGAGCTCGGAGTCCAGGCGCTCGGCGAGCTTCGCGTCGAGGGCCAATGTGTCTCCAGAGGTGGTCGGGGCGGCTAGAAGCCCATGACGCGGCCTCGGGGCTTGCGTCGCTTCTTCAGGCCGCCGTCGGACAGGACGCGGGTACGCGCCATGCGGGCGAGGGTGAGGGCGGCGAGGACGTCGACCTTCTTCGGGGACTCGCGGGTCTCCTTGCCGAAGCTCACGCCCCAGCGGTTCGGGCGTCGGCGGGCGTTCTCGACGTGGCGCGTGATGATCGCCGAGGCGTCGGAGCCACGGGTCGGACCCGCCATGAGCTCGTGCGGCCCCCAGGGGAGCTCGCCGTCGGTGATCGCGCGGTGCACTGCCTCGACGCCGCGGACGGTGTCCTGCTGGTGCCCGCGCATGTCCCACGCGACGGCGTGCCGGGTGGTCGCCTTCACGAGGAGCCGCTCGGCGTACTCGTCGCGCCAGGCATCTACGTCCGTCTCCCAGTAGGCGACGTCCGAGAAGAACGCGACGACGTCGAGGGTCGCGAAGGCGTGGGCGACCGCTTCGCGGACCTGCTCCTTCGGGACCTCCCAGCCCTTGCCCTCCGGGCCTTCGGGCTTCTCCCAAATGGCGAGGAGGAAGGGCGCGCCGTCGTCCACGCGGACGGCGACGAGAGCGGTCGAGTCATCGGTCAGCGAGCCGTCGAAGCCGAGGGTCACCATGTCGCCGCGCCGGGCCTTCGAGCCGGGGTCGCCGTGCTTCAGCGGAGCGAGGTCGTCGCGCCGGTTCTTCCCCCACTCGTGCGGAGCGACCCACGAGTCGGCCGCCGCGACGATCTGATTCAGGTAGAAGCGACGGGCCTCCTCGGGAGGCGTGTCGGGGTCGTAGACCTCGGCGAGGATGCGCTCCAGGTTGACCCAATGCGAGTCGCCGTACGCGCACCGGAGACCGGCCATGACGGCGGCCTCGTCGGCGAGGTCGATCTCGGCCGGTGCCTCGCGGGCGTCGTAGAGGACGCCCTTCGCTCGGGAGCGGCCCTCCTCGATCGCGCGCCAGGCGTTATAGCTCTTCTCGGCGGTCGAGCCCTGGCCGGGCTCGTGCGCGTTGGTCGTCTCGATCGAGCGACCGTCGACCTTGCCGAGGTTGCGCCGGATGACCTTCGCGAGCTTGTGGCCGCCGTTCGAGGCGGTCCAGTGGTGCGTCTCGTCGAGGATCGCGAACGTCGGGCGCGCACCCTCCTGCGTGGAGGCGGACGCCGTGACGGGCACGAGCTGGCCGCCGCCGGGCACGAGGATTCGCGTCATGCCGACGTCGAGGCCGAGCTCGTCCACGAGGAGCGAGTCCTCGGCCATGCTGCGGATTGCGTCGAGGGTGTTCTTCGTCTGCGTCTCGGAGACACCGGCGATGACAACCCACGGCATCGGGTGGCGGACCGCGATCGGCTCGCCGTCCTCGCGCCAGCCGCCGAAGCGGACGGGACCGCACAGCTCGGCGAGGGCGAGCGCGCCCAGGAAGGGGCTCTTACCCCAGCCCTTCGCGCGGCGGAGGATCGCACGGCGGTACAGGAAGACGCCGGTCGCGTCGAGCGCGTACCACCACAGCGTGAAGTTGAGTTGCTCGCGCGAGAAGCGGAAGGGCTCGCCCGCGGTGTCGCCGTCGGGCTGGAGGAGGTAGCCCTCGCTCCAGTCGATGACGTCCCACCCGAGGGTCTTCACGGAGCCGTCCACGGGGAACGGCTGCACGCTCAGGACGGGGCGGTAGAAGGCTGCGCCGGGGAGGTGGTCGGCCATGGGCGGGCCTCCTCTCGTCAGAACGGCGCGGGGTCTTCGCTGCCGGTCGAGGCTGCGGCGATCACGGGCTCGGGGTCAGCGGCGAGGCGAGCTCGCATGGAGTCGCGCCGGGCGGAGATCGGGGTCACGTTCGAGCCGATCGCGCCGGAGCTCGCGCTCTCGTCGGTGTCCGGCTGCTCGATCCGGATGCGCGCTCGCATCCGGTCGACGACGGTCGCGCCGAGGCGCTCCTCGTTCATGCGGATTTCAGAGAGGGCGGCGGCCGACGGGCGGCGGAAGTAGCTTTCGACGATCGGCGCGAGGAGCGCGAGGCGGCTCCAGTCGGTCTCCTGGAACAGCTGCGCCTGCGGCGAGCTCCGCCAGGTCTCGTGCCAGGCGATCGTGGGCTCGGTGTACGGGCCGACGAGCTCGGGGCCGCGCTTCTCGCCGTCGGCGGTGAGGACGTGCTCGCCGTGAGAGGGCGCATTGCGTCGGCGGCGCTCGCCGTCGGGCTTCGGTGCGTGCATCGTGCCGCGGGCCATGGGCGGGCCTCCTCTCGGGCGGGTACGCGAAAGGCCCCGGACAATCCGTGTGCGGATTGCTCAGGGCCTAGCGGAGCGTGTGGGGGTCGTGGGAGCCGGATCGGGCGTCATTGCGAGGGCGATGGCCTCGGATTGTTGAGGACCTCTATGCCCGTACGCACAGCGAGACGCTATGCCGCTTCGGACGGGGGCGGAGGGGGCGGGGGGAGGCCCTCCCCCACCCCTCGGCTTGTCAAATCCGACACGCCGAAGAGCGAGGTCAGGGCACCATGCCCGGGTGCGGCTCGGGGGCGCGCCGCTGCGTCGCTTTCGGTCGCCGAGCTTGCGCGCCTTCGCGGCTGCTCTTGCGTGCGTGATGCCAGCGGCACAGGGCTTGGAGGTTGTCGAGCGAGTGGTCGTCGCCGCGCTCGACATGGTCGACCTGATTCGCGGGCTTGCCACACAGGACGCCGGTCGAGTCTCGGGCCTGACACCTGTACCCGTCACGCCGGAGGACACGCACACGGCGCGAGCTCCAGTCGCTCGGGAGGCGCGCGGCACGGTCGCTGGTCGAGGAGCTCCAGGCCATGAGGGGGTACCTCCTCGGGGTGGGGTGGGTACGCCGGAGGGGGTGGGCGTACGCGAGGGGGAGGGGGCAAACGACAAAGCCCCGGGCCTGCTCGTGGCAGGGCCGGGGCCGACCCGAGGAGCGGAGCTCTACTCGGGGATTGCACGCGAGTGCGTGCGCGTGGTCCGGGGCGGACTTGAACCGCCGACCTCCCGCTACTCTGGGCGGGGCTCTACCTATCTGAGCTACCGGGACCGAACACCACCCCGATGCCATGACGCGGAGCGGGGTGGTCGTGTGTCGCCGAGCTGACACGGTCAGGTGCGCGAGGCGCGCCCACATGGGCGAGTGAAGCCGTCGCTCGGCGTGGCATACCCCCGCGGGATCGAACCGCGAACCGTCGGTTTTGGAGACCGATGCTCTGCCAATTGAGCTAGGGGCATTCAGCGCCCGCCGTCCGTGGCACACCACGGGTTGACACTCCAGCGGGCGGGGCAACGCTGGAGCTTGGTCAGGCGTCAGAGGCGGACCGGGGAAGGGACTCCGGTCAGGGCGCATGACGTCGCTCGGACGGCAGGGGTCGAACCTGCAACCAACCCGTGAACAGCGGGGAGCTCTGCCAATTGAGCTACGTCCGATCGAGGCCGCCTCCTCGACGCCCACCCGCTGATAGCAGGGCGCGCGGCGGGTCGGAAGAGGAGGCGACGCGAGGTAGGAGGTATCCCTCCTACATAGGAGAAGGGGGCCAGGGCCAGGCCAAACAAAGGGCCGTTTACACTCGCCGCCGGACGGGCCGGGAGCGGCACACGCGGCACCACGAGCGGCGACCGGTCGAGCTCGTCGAGTCGACACCGAAGGCCGCGAACGGCTTCACCGCGCGGCACCTGACACACAGCTTCCCGGCGAAGGCCCGGCGGCGGGCGAGAGCTCGGACGGCCGACTCTGCGACCTCCTCGTCCCACCCGCTGCGCCGGGTCGCCTCGCGGACGCGATCCTCGGGGGTCACTGCTCCGTGCGGAGCTCGAAGTCGGGGAGGACCGACTCCGGCTTGAACACGACCTTGTAGTGGTACTCGCTGACCTTCGCCGGGTCGACCTGCTCGGCGAAATAGGTCACGTTGTCGGACAGCCCGAGAAAGTGCTTCTTGTACTCGTCGGGGCCGGTCTTGCACGTGACGGTCCGCTGCGCGTTGCCGTCCGCGCCGTCGCCGTTCCCGAGCGCGCACCGGCCCTCGATCGTGAGCATGGTCTCGCCGGTGATGCCGTTGTAGAAGACGACGCGGCGCTCGATCTTGAAGTTGTCGGCGTCCTTCGACAGGTTGTGGCTCGCGATGTCAGCGCCTGAGCACGCGGACAGGCCGAGCACGGCGGAGGCGGCGACAGCGAGGGCGACGAGGCCCTTCGTGCGGTTCTTCATGGGAGGTCCTTTCGGGAGGGGTCAGGGAGAGGTGAGGGGGTAGGGATCGCCGACGCGCACGGCCCGGAAGACGTCCTCGGGCACGAGCACGTACTCGTCGACGCCGTCGCGGCGGACCGTGAGGGTCCAGGCCGCCGGGTACGTGCTCGGGTACGCCTTGCCGCCGTAGAAGAGCGTCGAGCGGTGCGGCGGCTCGTACGTCTTCGCCGTGACGACGCCCTCGCGGTCCACGTGCGGCACGAGCGCCAGCACGAGGGCCACGAAGACGGCGAGCACGGTCAGCGCGACGCGGCCCTTCGTGCGCTCGGTCACGCGGCCCCGGCGTCGAAGAGGACCGTCGCCTCAGTGACGCCGCCCTGCCGGATGCCTGCGCCGTGGTGGTCGTGCGGCGGGACGACCTGCCAGGGGTGCGACGAGGAGCTGGTACGAACGAGCGTGACCACGCCGAGCGCGCCGTACATCGGCGAGACGGTGCTCGCCCGGATGATCGAGCCCGGGGCCGTCGGGAGCGGCTCGACGACGGCCTCGACCGGCCCGTAGCTCGTCGTCACAGTGCGCGAGACCAGGGCATCGCGCGACGACGGGGCCTCGCTCTTGAACTTCGCCAGGACCTCGGCGGGGCGCATGTCCACGACGCCGTACAGGTAGCCGCCGGTCGACAGGTGGAGGTCGCCGTCGTCGTCCTGCCACTCGATCGCGCCGGACGGGGAGCGGAAGCCGTACTCGGTGGTCGTGGTCGGCTCCTGAGCGGGTGCGGGGGTGGTGGGGTTCACGGTCAGTCCTTCGTGTAAACGGGGTGAGGGAATCGGGGAGCCGAAGGCGTAGGTCGGGCTCACGCCGTCGCGACGTCGAGGAGCACCTCGACGTCCTTCAGCTCGGCGGGACCGGCCCAGTTCCGCCAGGAGTGGGAGCGGTCGACGCGCTGCCACGGCTGCGAGTCCGTGTCCGTCGTCAGCGTCCAGAGGGCGGGAGCCCCGGAGCGGATCGAGGCCCGCACGACGGAGCCGGGCGTCGTCGGGAGGACGACGGGCGCGGGGACGACGGTCACGGTCGCCGACCGGGACGCGACGACGGTCGTCGTGATCGTGACCTCGCGCGAGATCACCTCGACGGTGCGCTGGCGGCGGTCGATCGTCGTACGCGCCTCCAGGTAGGCCACGGCAGCGGCGCGCATGACCTCCGGGTCCGTCGCCTCGACACCGTCGGGAAGCGCTCCCTCGCCGCGGTAGTGCCGGTTCCCGTACGGGCGTACCTTCCCGTTCTCGTCGGGCCAGACGTTCATGCCGCCGTGGCGGTAGCCGGTGCCTTCGAGGTGGAAGCCGTACTCGGTGCGGGTGGTCGTCGTGGTCGTCATGCTGCGCCCTTCGGGGTGGTCGGTTCGGTGGTCGTCGGGAGGATCGCGAGGGCCTGGCCGAGGCGTCGTGCCTCGGTCTCGATCGCCTCGGAGGAGTAGCCCGCGGGGGCGTGCACGGTGAGCGCCTTCACGCTCGCCATGGCCCCGCGGTAGCCGTCGGCGTGGAGCGTCCGGTACGTGTCGACGAAGTGCGCCAGGGCAGCGCCGAGGTAGCCCGTCGCGGCGTTCAGCGCGTCGGCCTCGTCATGGCCCGCGAACGGGAAGCGCTCGACGTTGTAGGAGCGGAGGAGGTCGAGGTACTCCTCGACCGTGCGGAAGCCGCCTCCGCCGCCGAGGCCGGAGGCCGTGTCGACGGGCGGAGCGGGAGGGGTCGTGCTCGCCGCGCTCACGCGGCGACCGCCTTCCGGACAGCGAGCGCGTCTGCGTGCCCCGCGGCGTTGATCGCGTCGCCGAAGCGCTCGAGGAGGTCCGAGAGCTCGTCGCCGAGCTTCGCGGGGTCCTGCTGCGCCTCGGAGTACAGCGCGACGAAGTCGGCGAGGGCGTAGAGGAGGGCCACGCTCGCGCCACCGAGCGACGCGCGGACTGCCACGTCCGGGACTGCCTCGGCAGCGTCGGGAGTCGTGAAGGGGTTGTCCTCGGCGGTCGCCGAGCGCATCGCGGCGGCGAGCTTCGCGAGCTCGGAATCCTGCTGGAGAGCCATGGGGCGTCCTCTCATTTGTCGGTGTGACAGAGGAGGGGGCCGGGAGCGGGCGAGCTGCTCAGAAAAGATCAGGGAGGCCGTAGGGTGGGCGCGTGGCTGGAGTATGGGGCATGGATGCCGACACATGGGGGAACGTCATTACGGCGGCGACCGGGGTAGGCGCGATCGTGGGCGGTATCATCACGGTCTCGCGCACCGCGAAGCTGAATCGCAAGGCGAATACTGCTGCGCAGGAGGCCGACCGAGTCGCCGAGTTGCGGAAGCAGAGCCGTGAGGCGTTGAGCCGAGTCATCGAGGCGGCGACCGAGTACGCCGACGCCACTCGCGCTCACAAACGCCGGTCCCCGGAAGAGCGCGCCTACCGAGAAGCGCGCGACCCCCGCCTTGAAAAGCTGGTCCAGCGAGCCACGTCCGCCGCCGGACTCGTGCACATCGAGTCGGTTCGGAGAGCTCTGCTGCGAGCCACGAGCGCCTACGGGCTCGCCGACTTCGCGTACCGGGAGGACGACACCTTCTCGACAGCCAACCGTCTCGCCGTCCGGGACAACGTGATGGAGTCAGCTGGCAATCTCGCTTCCGCTTCCCTGCGTGAGGACGATGAAGCGGTGAGGGCGGCCGAGATGATGATTATTAGTCAATACAATGCGGTGACGACGAAGACTCTCGACCGCATCAAGAACGCGGAGTAGATACAGCGAGGCCCCCGTCCGGCGCGGGCGGGGGCTCTCAGGAGTGAGCGGTCAGGCGCGCCAGCCAAGGTCGTGGCGGATGCGAGCGAGACCGGTCAGGGCGTCGAACTCGTCGCGGCCGATTTCGCGAACGCTCGCAACCTCGTGCCACCCATTGCCGGTGCGCGCGCCGGTCTCGACGTAAGCCATGCCGCCGTCGTCCCAACGAACGAACGCACCGTCTGTGCTGTGGTCGATTTCGCTGTAGTGGATCGAGGTCACGATGCCGCGGCGGCCATCGATGATCGCGGTCGTGCCCTTCGTGGCCGTGTAGACCCTGGCGATTTCGGTAGCTGCTGTGTTCGTCATGTGTAAACACTATCACGCGTGAGACGCCTCACGCGATCCGAGACGACGAAGGCCCCCGGCGCGCAGCCGAGGGCCTTCGGGTGCGGGCTACGCCTTCCGGCGGCGGACCTTCCCGCGGGAGTCGAGCGTGATCGTCATTCGGCGCGTCCCCTTCGAGACGCCCATGATGACCCACGCGATCAGCCAGAGACCGGCCGTGCACAGCGTCAGGATCAGATTTAGGAGGAACGGGACGCGCTCCTCCAGTGCCAGGGTCGCCGAGCGCGAGTCCATGCGCTCGACGTACCACTTCCGGCGCTCCCACTTCTCGACCTCGCGGACGAGGGCGGGCGGGTACTCGGTGCTCGTGGTCACGGGAACTCCTTCGGTGGTCATGCCCGCGAGCCTATCTCACGTGAGGCTCACGGCGTGTCGGACTATGCGTGAAGCGTCTCACGCGGCTATGCTGTTTATACGGGGCAAGCCCGCCCCGGGAAGAGAGGAGGACCCCGATGGAGACACTCGTCGGGATCATCACGGCGACGGTGAACCTCATCACCGCCGTGATCCTCTGGCAGACCGCGAAGCGCAACCGGCGCGAGCGGGACTGACAGGAAAGGCCCCCAGGTGAAACAGACACCTGGGGGCCGCTCCTCCATTGTGGAAGGCTGGAGACATGGAAGCAATAACCCTCACGGTGTCGCTCGCGGCACTCGTCGTCTCGATCGGCGCACTCGTCGCCGCCGTGCGCGCTTCGAGGAGCTCGCGGTGAGCGACCCCCTGCACCAACACGAGGATTGGCAAATTCGCGTCGGCGCGGAGGGGGCGTCCTATTGCGCTGCGTGCGGTGACCGAGTCCGTCTCGACGCCGAGGCTGGTTACTGGAAAACCACGGTGTAGCCACTTGCGGCGCTCGCCGAATACGCCGAAGGCCCCTACTCGCTCGCGCGGGTAGGGGCCTTTCTGTGTTTCACGGCGGCCCGCCAGACCCACGCCCGGAACGGGTAGCCGTCGCCCTCGCCATAGCGCACGAGGACAGCGTCCGGAGTCTGTGAGACGGCGACCGCGTCCACGCGGAAGAGCCCCTCCCGGGTCTGCACGTAGGCGCGGACCGGGAGGAGCCCGGCGTCGACCTCCGGCCCGCCCCGTGCCTCCTCGGAGAGGCTGAAGGGCGGGGACGTCACGGGCGGCCGAGGCCGCTCAGGTCGAGGAGCTCCCACGCGGGGAGTCTGCCGGGGACGGCCGACACCCGCCCTCGCCGGAGTTCAGGTGGACGTACCGGGAGCCCGCCCAGCGCGAGACGCGCACGAGGGGCTCCCGGCAGAGGCCGCACACCGCGGCGTGCTCGTCGGTCACGAGCGTTGGTGCCACCCGGGCACCGGCTCCAGGCGCTCGCCGAGGCGGCTCCCGCGGAGAGGTCGGCCGCGCCAGGCCCGGGCAGCCCGGAGGTACCCGCCGAGGAGCGTGTAGCGCCGCCCGAGCGGGAGGACGGGCAGCACGAGCCACAGGCCGACGCCGCGGGCGACGAGGCCCCAGCGCACGAGCTCGCGCCGCGTCACAAGACCGCCTTCCACGTCACGACGACCCGGGTCTCCTCGTGCCGCTCGACGAGCTGCGGAGCTACGTCGAAATACTCGGAGTCCTGGTACTCCGTGAGGCCCCGTTGGAAGGTCCAGAGGTAGTGCTTCCCGGACGGTGCGCGCGTCACGGCGTGCATGAAGCGGTACCACCGGGACTCGTCGCCCTCCTCGACGGAGACCGTCTCGAAGCCCGCGAGCTCGCAACCCTCCTCGGAGAGGTCCTGCCAGCGCTCGCGACCGTAGCGCGAGGTCCGGTCACTCGACGCGAGGAGCGCCCGGAGCTGCGCCGCCTCCCCTTCCGCCGCCTTGTCGGCGAGGAGCTCGCGCACCTCTGCGGCGTCGAGCTCGTCGCGCTCCTCCGGGGTCACAGGGTCACCCCCGGGAGGACGACCTCGACCTCGCCCGCCTTCGTCGCGAGCACGACGTCGGCGCGCGGCGACTCGGTCGCGTAGAACGCTCCCGGGTGCAGCACGAGGACCTCCGCCGCGGCCTCCGCCTCCTCGGACAGGACCGGGATCAGCCGGTCCGTCTGCCGGTCGTGCAGGACGCCGACGGTGCGGTAGGGCTTCACGGCGAGCACGAAGCGGGGCTCGGCCGGAGCCGGGGCCGGGAAGAGCCGAGCACGAAGGGAGTTGATCGCAGCCGTCACGACGTCGACCACCGTCACGACGCCGTGACGGATCACGCGCGCGAACTCGTGCGCCGCGATGCGGAGCGCGAGGAGGTCACCCTCGCGCATGACGGGGCTCACTTCGCGGCCCGGTTCGCTCGACGGGCGACGCGGGCCGCCTTCGACGCGGCACGGCGACGGGCCTTCTCAGCGGTCGGGACCGTCCCGGCGTAGACGTGCTTCCCGGTGCGGGCCAGGCCGAAGAGGATCGAGCGCTGGAAGGGGTTCGGGGTGAGGGTGGTCATGCGGAGAGCTCCTCGGAGGTCGGGAGGGAGACGAGGGTCAGGGGGGAGAAGGCGGCGATCGAGCTGGCGCGGAGGTGCGGCGCATCGGTCGGGCTGTAGTAGTTCCGCGCCCAGTCGAGGGGGCCGTCGGCCGGGCGCTTCACGCACAGGTCGTTGTCGCGGTCGCGGACGATCGCGCCGACGGGGAGCTCGTCGAGCTCCTCCTCCGTGATCGCCTGGCCGGGTGTGAAGCGCGGCGGGACCGGCGACGGGTCCAGCTGCTCAGCGATTGAGCGGAGCGCCGACGCGACGGCCGAGCCGAGGGCGGTCGCGATCGTGGAGGGGTCGACGGTGGGGTTGATCGTGACGGGGATCGTCACGGAGGTGTTGGTCACGGGGTCTCCTCGGGGTGAGCGATCAGGGGTCAGAAGAACAGGCCTCGGCGGCTGATGGCCGCCTCGTCGCGGTCCCACATGAGGGAGGTCGCCGAGTAGGTGCCCGCGTTCAGCCGCCCGACCGTGCGCTCCACGAGGTCGCGCGCGTGGTCGCCGGTACCGAACTGCGCGAGCCTGCCGGTCTCGCGGTCGCGGACCACGTGGATACGGCCGACGGCGCTGGCGGAGAAGCGCGGGGCAGGGGCCGGAGTCGGGACCGCCGCCGGGGTCTGCCAGGTGTAGCCGCTCGCGCGGAGAGAGCCGTTGTTGAGCCACCGAGCCGTGTTGAGGGCGTGCGCCGTGCTGGTGCGGACGAGGTGCTTCCCGGTGACCGGGTGGACGACGACCGGACGGTGGATCGCGTCGTGAGTGGTGGTGTACTCCCCTCGGAGAGCCGCCGCGAGCTCGCCCGCCGAGGTGCCGATCGGGCCAGTCGTGATCCGATCGGTCGTGATCGTGCCGCCGGTGAGGACCCGCTGCCGGACGGCCGCCGCGGCCTGGAGCGCACGGACGCGGGCACGCTCCGTCGCCAGGGCTGCGGCGTGGTCGACGCGGACGCGGGCAGCTTCGCGAGCGGCCTCCGCCTTCACGGCGTCGACACGCTTCGTGATCTCGGTCTCGATCTCGCCGAGGACGTCCGCGAGGCCGAACTTGTGCGCGAGCGGGCGGGCCGCGCCCATGCGCCGCGCGTGGTCGTAGGTCGAGGAGAAGGTCTTCAGGAGCTCGACGAGGTCGAGGGTCTTCGTGGTCATGCGAGGGGCTCCGATCGGAGAAGAGGAAGAGGAAGGGGGAGGGGTGCCGACGCCGGAGCGCGGGCACCCCTCGGGGTCACTCGAAGGTGATCTCGTCGAGGTCGTCCGGGTGGAAGGTGAACGGGCGACCGCGGCGACCCGTGACGACCTTGAAGAGGCCGGGCTCCGTCGGGTGCGGCGCGAGGGTGCCCGTGCCGCCCTTGCCGTCCGTGCGGGTCACGGTGACCGTGCTCCCTTCGGTGACGGCCTCGGCGACGAGCTCGGAGAAGGTCTGTTCGGGGTTCAT